CTCGGAGCGCGACAGACAGACGCATACACTTTCAGAGGTCAAGTTGATGGAATGTTGATATATGACGATGAGTTAACAGGACCGGAAGTACTAAGAAATTACAAAGCTACAAAAGGTAGTCACAGATAACTAAATAGAATGGCACATTACGAATTATATATATGCTTAAGGAAAGCGGATTACGAGTCTGCGGTACCTAGCGTGTTACAACCTAAACTTGGTTGGAATAACTACACGTACGAAGCAGATGGAGAGACTATAAAAACTACAACGGCTTATACGCCAACTTGGAAAGAAGCTGCGTTTAAAGGCAAGCTAGGAGCTCCTAGAGAGAGTTTAGATGGAAACTTAATTATAGTCAAAGGAGAGTTTAGTTTACTAACTGGAGAGCTATCAGCTATAGTAGCTTTAGGTAACGGACTTGCGTATCCAAATAACTCAGTATTAACGAAGACAGAAGCACAGACACTAGCATCAGGTGAACTATTCACCGCGGCAGAATAAATAACAGTTTAATTTAATTTAATTTAATTATGGGTAAAAAGAAAAAAGAAAAAGTAATAGACTTGAAGCCAGAGAAGATCTCTGACGAGCAGTTACAAAAGGTTCAACAGATTATCAATATGATGAACCGAGGTCAAATGGATCTAGGTATTATGGAGACTAGGAAACATAAACTGCTTCACGATATATCTTCAATACAAGAACAGTTAACCGCTATGCAAGGTGAGTTTGAAAAGGAGTATGGTACTTACGATATCAATATCCAAGATGGAACTATAAACTACAAAGAAAATGAGCCATCTGATTCGTAAGATCACGATAGGTAAAGACTATAAGAATGACTCCATGCACTACGCCGTAGGGCAGGAAGTGTATGGAGGTCATACTATCTGTGATATACTAGAAGAGGAGGATAAGTACTCTATCTATATACGCAAAGATAAAGCAGTTATACCTTGGAAGGACTTTAATAAAAATATGGCTATTTCTGTAGAATATAATCTTGAGTACTGATGGATTCAGTCTACAACTATATTGTTGAGCCTTTAGGCGATAGGTATAACAATAGTAAAAAAGTTGGAGACAAGGAGTTAATATTAAATACTGAGATATTTAATCATCAGTATGTAAACAGAGAAGCGCGGATCTTATCTGTACCTCGAGCTGGAGCTCCTTTAAACCCTCGCGTGGGAGATATAGTAACATTACATCATAACGTTTTCCGAAGATGGCATGACGTAAAAGGTAAAGAAAGAAATAGTAGATCCTTCCTTGAAGAAGGTAGGTATCTAGTAGCAAGAGATCAAATATACTTATATAAAAGAGAGGGTGGAGATTGGACTTGTCCTAAAGGATATTGTTTTGTTCAACCTCTTCAGTCTATAGATGAATTTGACACTGAAACAGAGAGACCTTTAATGGGTGTTGTCAGATATACTGATGGTACAGTAGAAGAGGGTGATCTTATTGGGTTTAGACCTAGCAGTGAATTTGAGTTTATCGTAGATGGTCAAAAACTATATAGAGTGTTATCTAATTTTATTACAATTAAATATGAACATCAAGGAGACGAAGAAGAGTATAATCCAGGCTGGGCACAAAGCGGTTGAAGAGTTAATCAAAGTAGCTAAAGAAGCTATCGTTGATTCCGGTGATGATATCACTGCAGATAGACTCAAGAACGCCGCTGCCACAAAAAAGCTCGCTATCTTCGATGCCTTTGAGATATTAAACAGAATCCAAGAAGAGGAGAATCTACTTGAAGGTCGAGAGACAGTAAAGCAAGAGAACGTCTTTAAGGGTTTTGCTGAAGGAAGATCTAAATAATGTACGAACAGACGTTATTAAAGATAATAGAACCTATAAAGAAAACCACTTTAACGAGGTTAAACAGAGGTAAGAAGTGGAAGTACGGTTACAATAAAGAACATGATATAGTTGTTCTTTCACGTAACGGCGTTATAGGTGAGATATATGATATACAGGGATTTAGAATAGCTTTACCTAAACCCACGAAAGTCTTCAAGCATGAAGATAATAAGTGGAGTAAGATAGAGCCACCGAAAGAGTTGAGTCGCTTGAAAACTATATTCGATTGGAGAAACTATCCAGACGAACAAAAGGATAAGTGGCATGATTATATCGATGAAGAGTTCAGGAGAAGGGAGGAAGGTTTTTGGTTTAATAATAACGGAACACCGACCTATTTAACAGGTAGTCACTACATGTACCTTCAATGGAGCAAAATCGACGTTGGAGCACCGGACTTTAGAGAAGCCAATAGACTATTCTTTATATTCTGGGAAGCCTGTAAAGCTGATAAGAGATGCTATGGAATGTGCTACCTTAAGAATCGCCGTTCGGGATTTTCTTTTATGAGCTCTGCCGAGACAGTTAACTTAGCCACTATATCGAGTGATAGTAGATATGGGATTCTTTCTAAGTCTGGTGCCGATGCGAAGAAGATGTTTACAGATAAGGTTGTACCTATAAGTATTAATTATCCGTTCTTTTTCAAGCCGATACAAGATGGAATGGATCGTCCTAAATCGGAATTAGCATATAGAGTTCCGGCTAGTAAATTTACTCGTAAGAAGATTCAGAGTAACGAAAAATTAGAGGAGATAGTAGGGCTAGACACCACGATTGACTGGAAGAATACTGGTGATAATAGCTATGACGGTGAAAAGTTAAGTTTATTAGTCCATGATGAGAGTGGCAAATGGGAGAGACCTGATAATATATTAAATAATTGGCGAGTAACAAAAACTTGCTTAAGACTTGGAAGTAGAATCGTGGGGAAATGCCTTATGGGTTCTACTTCAAACGCATTAGACAAAGGAGGTAGTAATTTTAAAAAACTATTTAATGATTCAGATGTTACAAAGCGAAATCGTAATGGACAAACAAAGTCTGGCCTTTATTCTCTCTTTATCCCAATGGAATGGAACTATGAGGGATTTATTGATGGATTCGGATTTCCAGTCTTTGATAATCCAGGTGATGGAGAACGACTGGGACCGGACGGTGAATTAATAGACATAGGTGTTGTAGATAGTTGGGAGAATGAAGCAGACGGTTTAAAAGATGACCAAGATGCTTTAAACGAGTTCTACCGTCAGTTCCCTAGAACTACAGAACACGCTTTTAGAGACGAAAGTAAAAACAGTATCTTCAACTTAATGAAGATATACGAACAGATAGATTATAACGAAGGTAGTAGGCATGCGGCCCATGTTACTACTGGGAGTTTTGGATGGATTGATGGTGTTAAAGATTCTAAAGTAATTTTTCATCCAGATCCGGGTGGAAGATTTAAAGTAAGTTGGGTTCCTCCAGCTAACTTGCAAAATAAACAGATTACAAAAAATGGTATTAAGTTTCCAGCTAATGAACATATCGGAGCATTTGGATGTGATAGTTACGACATTAGTGGTACTGTTGATGGTAAGGGTTCTAAAGGATCACTTCATGGATTAACAAAGTTCTCTATGGAAGACGCACCACCAAGTACGTTTTTTCTAGAATATATAGCAAGACCCCAAACCGCAGAGATGTTTTTTGAAGACGTGTTGATGGCGTTGGTATTTTATGGCATGCCATTGCTTGCAGAGAATAACAAACCTAGATTATTATACTATCTACGCCGAAGAGGTTATAGAGGATATAGTATGAATAGACCAGATAAAACTTGGAATAAACTATCAACCGCTGAGAAAGAGGTGGGTGGTATACCAAACTCAAGTGAAGATATTAAACAAGCTCACGCTGCCGCTATTGAGATGTATATACAGAGTCATGTAGGTCATCTTGGCGATGGTAATTATGGTACCGTTTATTTTAATGAGCTGCTCAATGATTGGGCAAAGTTTGATATAAATAAGAGAACTAAGCATGATGCTTCTATAAGTTCTGGTTTAGCTATCATGGCTTGTAATAGACATTTGTATGCTCCAAACGCTAAAGTAGAACGACAACCACTAAACCTAAATATATCAAAATACAACAACAAAGGATTTAATTCCCAAATAATAAAGTAAATATGGCTGAGTCAGTACATGTTAATTTCCCAAAGCAAAACGTTAGTGATGATGAGAAAAGCTCTATTGAATATGGAGAGAAGATCGCTAAGGCTATAAGTGCTGAGTGGTTCAACGAAGAAGGTAGCGTAAGTAGACATACTGCAGGCGTAAATAATTTTCATAAACTTAGACTGTATGCTCGTGGAGAGCAATCTATACAAAAATATAAAGATGAGTTATCTATTAACGGTGATTTATCTTATCTTAATTTAGATTGGACGCCGGTACCTATTATATCTAAATTCGTGGATATAGTTGTAAACGGAATATCTGAAAGATTATATGACGTAAAAGCGTATTCGCAATCACCTAATGGAGTTGAGAAAAGAACTGAATATATGGACGGTATTCTTCATGACATGGAGATGGCAAGTTTTGTGCGAGAAGCTAAAACTAATTTCAATATGGATATTGCAGCAAGCGAATTAGAAGAGCTTCCTGAATCTAGCGAGGAGTTGGGTATACATATGCAGTTAAACTACAAGCAAGCCGTAGAATTAGCTGAAGAGCAGGCTATCAAGACTGTTATGCAAGGTAATAACTATGATTTAACAGAAAAAAGATTTTATTATGATATAACTAGTATTGGTATTGGAGCTACTAAAACTGAATTTAACAAAAGTGAAGGGGCTGTTATTAAATATGTAGATCCAGCTAATTTAGTGTATTCTCACACTGACTCACCTTATTTTGATGATATATATTATGTAGGTGAGGTTAAGGCTATACCTATAAATGAGTTGATTAGAGAATTCCCTGAATTAACAGAAAACGAGATTGATGAGATAATTAGTAAAAATAGTAAGAACAATACATATAGGTATAACTCGCGACGAAGTTTAAAAGATGATAACGTTATACATGTACTTTATTTTAACTACAAAACCTATAATAACGAGGTTTATAAGATTAAAAAGACAGGAAGTGGTGGTGATAAAGCTATAAGAAAAACTGATAAGTTTAATCCACCAGAAGATATGGGTGGTAGTTTCACTAGAGAAGCTAAGAAACTAGAAGTTCTTTATGATGGTGTTATGGTTCTAGGTTGCGATAAAATCTTAAAGTGGGAGTTGTCTAAAAACATGATACGCTCAAAAAGTGATTTTAACAAAGTTAAGATGAACTACAGCATTGTAGCTCCTAGGATGTACGAAGGTCGTATTGAATCTTTAGTTGGTAGAATTACTGGGTTTGCGGATATGATACAACTGACACATCTTAAGTTACAACAAGTTATGGCTAAGATGGTTCCAGATGGTGTTTATTTAGACGCAGACGGACTTGCTGAAATAGACTTAGGAAACGGTACTAATTACAATCCTCAAGAAGCTTTAAATATGTTCTTCCAAACGGGTAGCGTTATTGGTAGAAGTTTTACTTCTGAAGGTGATATGAATCCTGGTAAAGTACCTATCCAAGAGATACAATCAAGTAGCAAAGGTGCTAAGTTGCAATCTTTAATTGGTACGTATAACTACTATCTCCAAATGATCCGTGACGTAACCGGGTTAAATGAAGCTAGAGACGGTAGTATGCCAGATAAAAACGCTTTAGTTGGGGTTCAAAAACTAGCAGCAGCTAACTCTAATACAGCCACTCGCCATATCTTACAATCTGGTTTATTCTTAACTGCAGAAACGGCAGAGAAACTATCTTTAAGGATATCTGATATATTGGAATACTCTCCAACTAAAAACGCTTTTATACAGGCTATAGGTGCTCATAACGTAGCTACACTAGAGGAGATTAAGGAATTACATCTATATGATTTTGGTATCTTTATTGAACTAGCTCCAGATGAAGAGGAGAAAGGTATGTTAGAGAATAACATACAAATGGCTATTCAACAACAGAATATAGATCTAGAAGATGCTATAGATTTACGAGAAATAAAGAGTGTAAGATTAGCTAATCAACTATTAAAGATCCGTAGGAGAAAGAAGTTAGAAAGAGATAGGCAAATGCAAATGGAGAATATCCAAGCCCAAACTGAATCAAATACTCAATCCGCTCAACAGGCCGCGCAAATAGAATTACAAAAAAATCAAGCTGTAACTCAATCGCAGATACAATTAGAACAAGCTAAATCGCAGTTTGAAACTCAAAAACTTCAACAAGAGATTTTAGCTAAAAAAGAACTTATGGCTTTGGAGTTCCAGTACAACATGCAGCTTAAGGGTATTGAAGTTAACGGACTTCGAGATAGAGAAAAACAAAAAGAAGATAGGAAAGACGAAAGAACAAAAATACAAGCTTCACAACAAAGCGAGCTTATAGATCAAAGAAAAAGTGGAAAACCGCCTAAAAAGTTTGAATCTGCAGGTAATGATACTATAGGTGGTGGTTTTGGTTTAGAAGCCTTTGGAGCACAGTAAATTATTAAATAACTATTATATTATATTATGGAAGAAGTTGAAAACAAAGAAGTGATCGAAGAGATCACTCAAGAAACACCTCAAGAAGAGGTTGCTGAGGAGCAGAAACCTGAGATTGATTTAGAGAAATTTGAAAGCAAAGATGACC